TCTGCGCCCACCTTTAATCTCAAGCCTCCCGAAAGGGATTTTAGAGAAGGTGACTCTTGCAATCTTTACGACTCAAGTAAAGGTTCGTAAGTGAACCACTCTGGCTGAAGAAATAGGAAGAACCACGGTAAACGTCAATATCTATATCAGATAAGTCATAGGCCTTCTAGTGTAGGGGAGCATCATGTTCTCCTTGCCACTAGTCAGCATAACTTATCGTTACAGAGGGTATCCTCTTGGAGGCGTTAAGAATTATCCAGAAACTTTTCCGTTTCTCGGCCATTCTAAATGCTAAAGAGCAGTCCGCCTATAAGGCACGAACTTCATTAGGTTCGTTTCCAGAATTATACTGGACACCTATTGCCCATGGGTTTAGGGATATTTCACTCCCGCCCATGGTAAGGCTTTATTAGAGACTGATTCAGGACCCAAAATGACGGAGTGTCAAAAGGATTATACTGAGTTAGACGACTTAGACGCTTGTCTAGGTTGCTATACCATATAACTATTTTGATACTTAACGCTTTACCGTTATTTACTTACTACTGGACCCTGAGACCGGACCTAACCCTAGAGAGTCTGCAGCCTTGGGCATAAAACCAGAATGCCAGAGTCGTCTACGTCTAGAAACTCCGAGGATATCTCTAAGAGATCCAAGGATTTTCGCTGACTCAACAACTCTTTTATTCGGTTTATCCTTAACCTCAGCAACTATTTCTAGTTTCTGACTTAAGGCGTCCACCTGGTCTGCAAGCTCAAGAGCTTCATCATAAAGAAGCATACTGTCCATAAGACTGTATAGTTCTTTGTATAAGAAGCTCGGGTGCAACCTACTCATTTCGAAGCCAAGCATATAACTATAGAAGGATTCAACCTCTGTAATTAAAGCTAGGTATGGACCTGGTAAATCACTGTAAGGTACCATGTCCCATTTGGGACCACCGACACCGTCGGTGGTCACTCTTGGATCAGATACATTATAGTGTAAACCAAAGTACATACGTTGGGCCCCTTGCGCAAGAAGACTATCAAAGTTATCGAGTAATTCTTTAACTTTGTTAAGGGAAGCATGCAGCATTGCTGTTGCTACCTTATCTTCCAACTCAAGGAACTTAGGCTCACGTTTCCATTCATGGCTAAATGGGTACGGAATAGGTCTCTTAGGGTCTACTAATGCTGAGTATGCTAATTTTAATGCAGCTTGAATAGGGATAGCAATTGCGTCCTTATTCGGCTCAATAGGTCCAAAAGGATCTAGAGTCGCATGCATTAACTCTCTCAGCGAGATGATTCCATTTTGGAATCTTTCTCCGAGAAGAGCTAGCACTCCTAATGAGAAACTTTTCTGGCTTTTGACCGATGAGGTCTTAAGCGCAGGTAAAGCCTTTCCATTAGAGAAAGCATTTCGTGATAGAACAGCGAGTAGCAGCGAACGAGAATTCTCAAGAAGACCGGCCCTAGCAAAAGAAATTGCATTAGCCACTCTTCCGGATACTTTCCATCCGCTTCTAACCTGTCCTAAAGAAATACCACTAACAATAGCAAAGCCCCAGCAGACTCTTTTCGCAAACTCGAAGACTGGTCGTTTAGGAGAGACAATAGACTTAGTCATATTAATCTCACAACCTAAAGCGGCCATGATCTTGAGATATTCCTGAGCTACTTGCTCATCGAATATTACCAGATCATCTCCGAGAAGTTCGTATTCCATAAACCAATCTTGGTTACGGTGAACAGAGTATGAGGCGAGCTGTACAATCCAATGGTGGGTTATCGCTAACCCGGCCCAGGATGAAAGAGCTCCCATAGGCTGACCAACCCGGTATCTATAACCCTTTCCATCTAAATCAGGGGAAACTCTTAATTTATCGGCAACCTTTTCATTGAATGAAAATGGTCGCAGAGAAATTATTCGTCTCCATAACTTTGCCAGGGATAAATCCCCGTAAAGTCCTGCTAAGATGTAAGTGGTTAATAATACTGGAATCCGGTCAGTAGCAGCTGTTAGGTCGAAGGAAAATGCTTTTCCGTTTCTTACTGCTTTCTCCATTCCTCTCTCTAGAGACGCTTCTTGGTCAAACGTTCCATCTGTTGGGATTGCTCTCAATAGACGGAATAATGAGTCATGAAGCGGCGCCAATACGGTTTGAGTTATACTGTCCACAAGGGCGAACACCCGGATTTTTCCGGCTGCTTCCTCCTTGATTGCAAATTGAGCGACTGCATTTCCAGCAGGGACTCCATGAGCACGGATAGCCTCCTTACACATTACATGTGAAAGTTGTTTTAACTCCAAACCGGATTTGGTTCCAGTCAGAGGGACAGAGTTAAACTGTTTGAAACGACTGTTTAATTCGGATAAATAATCCAAATCAAACAGCATTTTCTCAGACCTCGTCTGCTGCAGATAGGTCTTTATATTTTGCCATAACCCAGGGCTGTATGTCTCTAAGAAGTGTACATCAGATAACACTCCGTACATGGATACCTTATTCGACGGCGATGCCGATCGAGATAAGTGGAATCTATCTACGGTTAGGTCTCCTTTCGATATTTTCGCGATTTTCGCGAATCTACTGAAAGGATTCCAATTTTGTGCCATCCGACAGTAACCCCTTAGAAGCCATACGTCACCGGTGAATGGTGCGGTAATTGTTTCCAGTTTAAGTTTTCCTGGTGCCTGTAAAACCCTATAAAGGTTAAACAAGCCAAGCCAGAATCTTATCGTGGGAACATTACCTCTTCTTATTCTCATTCGGTCTTCGACCGGTATGATTTTGGGAAGTCCATTTACCAGCCTAGGTAATGGTAGATCAGGATCCATCTGTCGTAAGGAAATAAGTTTATTTTGTCCGAGTGTCTTGCATATGGCAACATGGGCACTTTTCAACCATTTTATGGTAAAAGAAGCACCATGTTCCCCATACATAGATACAACGAACTTAATAAACATATTGGTTCTCCGAATTCCCCCAGCCAGTCTACCTATTCTTCCATAAGCCAACATGATGTTGTAGCTTAGCGGTTTGAATAGGATAGTACCAATTTTATTGGTAAGCGGTATCATTTTACTTACTTCCACATAACTTGATTTCATAAGTGCTAAGAGATTTAGTTTTGAATTAAATAATGTTTTCATTGCTAATATTTCTAAGTATTTATGGATACGGTCTTCCGACCGGAGTTAGTCGTACTTAACTGAGGCTTGGTTACTCCCCTTGTGGGCCGTTTCCAGCTTTTCTTAGGTTTCACCTCGCTTACTCGTGGAGCGTCTTGCACGCAAACTCTTTGGTATGATCCCGGTTTTAGCAACGTCGTTTGACGACTAATCCCGTGATTACCCTTTAGATTCGCCCGTCTGGTTTCCCAGGTTCTTATGTTTCTCAACGGATATTTAACAAATGTTCGGGGAGTCACACGAGGCCAGTCGAAACTGGGGGGACGCTAAGACCACACCTTGTAAAGCGAACCGACTTTACTTTCAAATTATGGAGATAGAGTAAAACTCGCGCTGTTGGATTGCTCCGACGCCAGATACTTTATCGCCACTGCCGAGATGACTAACGTGGAAGACGAATCTTCGCTACGAGTCTGTATTCGGCCTACTATTGAATCCGGTATTCCTTTAACAGAATTAACCAAGCGGAGGATCCCAGGATGAGTTGGTAAGCCAATTTCAA